GATTCATGTGTTTAACCATTGCACGTAGATCTTCTAGCTGAAACATGTCATCGTATGAATCGTATCTAAATGTTCCGATATAAGCCTGTGACTCACGACCTTTATTTGTTTTAATTCCCATAATTTTCACTCCATTTCATAATATAATAAGTTATTCTACCACACTTTACTTGCTTTGTACACCATTAATTTCACCTTTTTCGTTTATTTTTATGATGCGTTCTTTTTCAAGTATGTCTAATGTTTGTTCAGATCCCAGTCTAATGCCTTCTTTACGAGAATGAGATCCGTGATTAATCATTGCGATTACAAAGAAACATACAATACAGAATTCTTGCCAGTATTCTGCTATCATAGCATGCCCTCAGGAGAACATGCTATAGATTGCTCTATAAGAAAGGTACGATAGTCTTCAGACAATTCAGTCAGCTCTTCTTGCCAAGCATCCCAAGTGATAACCTCAGTTGGAAATTCTTTCCAATCAAGATCATTAGAAGTATACTTAGCAGCAACAAAAGCTAATGCGTCTTGAGCACGATCTAAGTCATGAACGATATAATCATTACCGCCCTTCATTTTCCAATAAGCATTGCCACTAGAGAATTTACCATCCTCAGCGTGAGAGCCATAGTTTTCAAGGATTTGAGTTTTTACTACAAACATTATACTTCCTCCACTTTAATTTGTTTAAAACCGAAGTTTGAACAAAGAAAGAATTCTCCGTTCAATTCAAAGATATCACCAACAGATGAGCTGTGATTACGATCGCCGAGTACATCGACTTTATCTTGTCTATTCCAAAGATTAGTCCACTCGAAAGCTTCTTCTAAACGAAGAGTATTTACTTTAAAAGCTGCAGTGAAATGTGAGAACATTTCAGACTTAAAAGCACCGAAGATTGATAACTTATTCTTAGTTTCAAAAGCTTCTACTTTTGATCCAGCATTTACAGCATCGATTTGGTCTGAAGTAAGTTGAATTTGGTGAATCGTAATCATAATGTAATCTTTCTGTTTTTGTTTCTATAACCTTTATACACGGTTTAAACAGCAATGTACACAGTTATTTTAGCCTATTTGCGTTTTATTTGCAAATAAGCTAAAAATGTTACATATATGTTACAGTATTAATGAAGAGCTGGTTCAAGCTTTTTAATACCTAAAGCCCAATTCTCTGCAGCATCTTCTGCATATCTAACTGTTTTACCTGGAAACTCTTCTGTGAAGAATTGTTTGGAGTGATTATCAAAGTATTTAATATAGGCTAGTTCTTCTTTAAAATCAAAATGAACTTCAGCATATCCTTTGCCTAGTTCTGATTCGTGCGTACTAAGTCTTTTACCCATTAATTTACTCCTCTGTGAAATCTAACAATTTTGGATAGATCTGACCAATTGCTGCCGCAATCTCTTTAGCCAGAACCATATGCTCTAGTTGTGTACCATTAGAAGATCTAAGTTCACAATAATGAATCCATGATCTAATAGTACCGTTAACATATAAACGAGAAGGTGTATTACCTTCAGGTAAAACAGCTCTTGCTTGTTCTTTAGCAATGCCGTTATCAATGGCCCATTCATAGGCTTGCATAGCAGTGTGCCAGATATTACGCTGATGTTGTTCCCATTGTACATGAAGGGAAGTATCATCGGTAATTACACTATTCTGTCTATTCTTTAAATCCTGTAGACGTGCTTTACGAATTACAACAGAGTCACTAAGATCGCGTATGTCAGCATACCGCTGAGAAAACTCTTGGAAGCTGAAGCTTCTATGACGTAATAGTTGCCTTGCAATGTCTCGGGTTGTGTTAACTTCGATTGTTGCACTTGCCATTTCGAACGGTGACCAGTGTTTATGTTTGATGAGATAGTCAAGTAACTTTGGAGTTGTCTTGGTGTTAGCTTGATTTTTCGGGTTTGAGACACGGGCGCAATATGCGACGAGGTCCTGGATGTTATCCAATCCATTGTTGTCACGTTCACCAGAATGTATCCTATTAGTGAGTTGAGTATGTGCGATTAATTTAGCTTGCATGATCTATTCCTATTTATTCAAACATAGTATTTCAGTAGTAAGATCATCATGATAATCTCCACTAGCGTAGTATCGACGATTAGATGTAGTCATCTTTATATTTCCATCGATTTCTTCATAAGTTATTACCTTTCGCTTAATAGGCTTATTAAGCTCTCTGTTTAACTCTTCTTCAAATGGGCCTGCACTCATACTTTAAAATCTCCGTAATCTTTCTTTTCTCTGTTACCAAATGTATTTATAGGGGTAGAATCTTGACCTGAATCTTGTAGATTTTGAGCAGAGTCTTCTACATCATATAATCTCATTCGTGCTCTGTCCACTCCCACGATAAACCTCTTGTTAATTCCTGGGTCATTGTATCTGTTTTTAAGTTGTTTGACGAGGATCTGGTTGAGACCTTCGAGTTCTTCATTTGAGATGAGGGCGAACATAAGATCAGCTGTAGCAGGTAATCCGAATGATTCAGACGTGTCTTCGAGACCGACATCACTCGATCCATATCCGCTTCGAGTTGTCTGAGTCGCTGATACAATGGGCACGTTGTATTCGACTGCAAGTCCGCGAATCTCTTCTGCAATAGATTTGATGAGGGAATATGTATTGATACCACCACTTAATCCTTTTATGCGGGACGATGCACAAATGTTCAAATAATCGATAAATATAATATCAGGTGCAAAGTCTTTTTTGAGTTTAAGTTCATTAAGCAATGCACGGAAGTGTCCTACATGCGCTGAACCGGTTGGGTATTCTTTAATGATTAATTGACCATTCGTCTTAGACGAGATCTTATTCACTTTGTCATCGAACATTTTCTTTGACAAGTTTTCAAGTTGATCAATTGGAACATTAAAGAGGTTAGCATCAATCCGTTCAGCTATTCTCTCTTCTGACATTTCCATTGTCAGATATAAAACATTTTTTCCATCTGTCAATGCACCAGCAGCACAATGACACATAAATAAGGACTTACCTACACCAGTACCTGCTAAGGCAATGTTGAGGCTTTTCTTTGGTAAACCACCCTTTGTAATACTATTGAACTTTTCAAGATCAAACGGTAGTTTTTCTTCAGTAGTATGATAGAAGTCATACCTTGCATCAGCACTTCCGACATAGTCATGGCCGATATTAGTATCGAATGAAACAGCGAGTGCATCTGATAAGATAGTAGGCAAAGCATTCTTTGTCTGGTTCTCATCACGACCATCAATAATTTCAATCGATTTCATGATAGCAAGATAGATTGCTCTATCCTGACACCATGTTTCAGTTTGTTCAAGGAGCCAAGTATCATCATCTTTGACAGGCACCTTAATTGTTTCTACAACTCCATGAGCTTGAATGTGTGTTTGCTCAGGAAGTCCAGCGTTATCTAACTCAATAGACAACGCTTCTGGTGTTGGTAGTTTATTATACTTACCAACGAATTTTAATATCTCATCAAATACGAACCGTTCAGAACCTTCAAAATATTCTTTCTTAAGGAAAGGAATACTTTTACGGGTGAACTCTTCATTGGTTAATAGGTTCCGCAGAATCGTTGTCGGTACGTTTGGTGTCATCATCATTTCCTATCTTATATTCGCCACTATCAAATGCATCTTGAAGAATATGCGAAAGCACATCTCCGATATAGTTCTGAAAATCAGGAGATTCTTGCAACGCATCATCTCCTTCAATCAAGTTCCACATAAAAGATAGCGATGCAATACCGTCTTCATCATCGTTGATTTCTTCAACTTTAGCACTTACTTTGCCATATTGGTACTTAGTACCTTTATATTCACCAGTCGTAAGTTCAACGGTATACATCACATCTTCAGGACGCTCAACAAATTTATAATCTTCATTAGTGATATTATACATTAGTTGTCTCTGATTGTACACCGCTAAATACATCAATATCTTCACCAAGCATAGATTTTAATCCAATAGTATAATGTGATTTAATATATTCTTTGAAGTTAGTTTGCTCAAAGATAGGATCCCAGAATTCTTTTAAGAGTGTATCTTTCTCACGAACCTTAGGATCTTCAAGGACACCAGTCTCTTGATCAACTCTACAATACCAACCGTTAGAAGGTTTAGCAACAAAGTTACCTGCCATAGCAATATCAAGTAAACCACTATAACGTTCAATGCCACCATCCCATGTTACAGATACCGGAATCTTAGATTTCTCTTTAACAAAACGTGATTTCTCAACGTTGATAATAAAGTTATAACCTTTAATCTCTGTACCAGTCTTTTGTTGTTGACGACCAAGAATCCAGATGTTATCAGCTGAATAGTAAATACCTGTACCACCACCAACGATATCCTTTGGAAACAAACCAATCTCTTTGTAAGTATGATTGATAGCAAGTAAAGGAATATTCTTCATTGTAAGATATGGCGTAACCATACGGAACAAACCTTTTAAAGCTTTGGCACGAGACATATCAGCAACTGATTTCTCATTGATAGCATCTTCTAATTCTTTCTTAGAAGCAAGGTTACCAATTGAATCGATTACGATAATCACACGATCATCTTTCTCAATAGCTTCAAGTTGAGATACTAGATCAAACTTAAGCTTTTCTACATCAGTAATAGGTGTATGCAAGATACGTGATGTATCAATATCAAATGATTCGAAGTATGTTTGTGGTGAACCAAATTCTGAATCATAGAATAACATGATAGATTCTGGATGTTTCTTCATATAT